GCGTTTGTTGAAAAATCCATTTGTTTGGCACCACTCTCTAAACATCTTCTTGACCATTAAGCGAACTAAAACTATAAGCCCCTATTCCCATAAAATCGGGTTTCTGCGGCTTTGCCTTTAGCTCCTTCTTCATCTTGACAAGTTCAGTGAACACAATCTTTTTGAGTTCCTCTTGAGTCTTTGACCTGTCAAGCTTGCATATCTCCCTAATAACGTGACTCTTACCCTTCTCGATCGCCTCGCCTACTATATCTTCCTCCGTCATCTAAAATCACCTGAGATTAAATCCCCTTCTATTTAACGAGTTTAGTGCGTGATAAAACTCGTTATTCTGTATAACATTCTTCACTATGTTGTCCCACTTACTTGGTCTCGCCCTATACTCATCAAGTGTATCGAAACTCATAAGGTCATTCTCATCATATGTTTTACGAATTGGCAATTTGGCTTCCTTCCTGGCATCAGTTTTAGCCTTTGCTTCATAAAACTTTCTCATAAGTCTGTTCTGTTCTTGTTGGTTATACTTTACGAAAAATATAAATACATGATACACAGATAGGATTTCAATTCCATCTGCAGCACTCCTTTGGCGGTTTGTAAAAGAAAATGTGGTATATTCACCGCTCCTAATATTGATAACACCCCGTGTTTCTTCTTCAAGTTCACGAAGTGCACATCTAAGAGGGTTCAAAATCTCATTCTTTCTACATCCACCAGTCACAAAAATCCATTCTTTGAATCTAGTGTCTCGAACGGTTAAAAACCTTGGCTTGCCATCGGCGAATGATACTGGTATAGCTATTGCCTTATATCTCGTTTCTTTTTTCATCGGGCATTCACCCTTCTACAATTATCAGAGACATTAATCCTCATTTTCCTCCTCGGAAGGGGGAAGACGAGTCTTGGACACAGACACAGTGCCAGAAGCACTGGAACCTTCACCACTCACTTCACGGGCAGGCGCCTGAACGGACGCTAGTCTATGTGCAAGTCCAACAGAAGCAGTCTTGCATTCAGAGATGTCCTTCTTCATCTTCTGAGATTCCTGATACATATAAAAAATCAAAGCAAGTGCAACAACAATTGCCGCCACAGTCATAGTCTCGCGGTTAAAAGAAAACATCCTTTATATAAAGTGTCATCAAACTTTTAAGTGCCTATTATCGCACCCATTGCATGGCGAGGGTGTCTGGTTGGGCAACCGTAGTTCTCATTGCCAAACTGTACCCCCTGGTAGTGAACACTCTCGCACTGGGTCTGATTATTTGCCATATAGTTATTTCTCTCACAACAGGGCTTGGAGTCAACGCTATTGGCGTTGGAACCCTCAATCACATTCTCAAGTGTCCTGGACTTTGGATCGTATGTGAGAACAAAAAGCACTACCAATATGACCAAAGGCGTTATAAACATTTACTATAAACCTACAAATTTAGTTGGCGTACATAAGACCACCCATGCCATTCTGGATTCTGAGGACATTGTAGTTCACGCCGTAGATATCATCCGTGATGTTATCAGTCTGGGAAAGGAGACGAGCCGAGTCCAGGCGACTGAAGTTGAGTGTACCAGTTGGCTGAAGCTTAGCAGTATCCAGGCAAAATGGGTAAATAAACAGACCTGTACCATTCGCACTTGTGTTTGGAGTATGGTAATAAGATACAACATCTGTAAAGTTTGGCACTGCGAACTTGTAGTCTGCAATGTCTGTACCATTAATCTGTAGCTTGATTTTATTTGTTGTAGAAAACAGTCCACCACTCACAACATTTGCACTCGCCAGGTACTTGACTGGGTGGTTAAAGTTCAGCTCCTGGACCTTGGAACCGGAAGCGAGTGCCCTCTGCACCTGATGGATGAGCATATTCATTGGCTTGTTGGCCATATCGGAACGCTCAGCTGTATCCAGGTAGATGAAGTTGGCATAGCAATCCCAGGTGTAGCTGGCTGCCGAGGCACCCCATGTGATGCGAAGCTCAACATCGTGGTACTGGAGAGCCACCAGTGGCAGTGCCGACTGATAGTTCTCACAGAAGAAGAAGCGAAGTGGGTAGAAATAGTTAGTAGTGGAACCACCGGTATACAGAGACCCGTTCACACTCTTTGACATATTCTGTGCGAGTGTGTCGATTGCCACATTTGCGGTGAACTCGTTAGTCTGCTCATCAATCACCTGACCACCAATAAGCAGCTCAACCTTGTCAATTACAGTACCAAAGTCAATCTTCTGCGACTCGGTGCCATTGTTTACCCCAAAATACACATAACCAAGCATATCACCCTTACGCTCAAAGCGGACGGTTGACATGCCGTTGTTTGAAACATTACCCTGGATCACCTGACGCTCTGTGGTCTGGGAAAAGTTTGTGTGACGCTTGTAAGTTGAACGGAAGAAAGAAACCTCAGGGCTACCAACGAGGTGGGCGTCCTGAGCACCGACTGCAACAAGCTGAGCAATACCACCAGACATTTATAATCTATCTAGATTTTTTATATGCAAAGATTTTGACGAAGTGTGTGGAATCTCAAAATGAATGAATTATCATCAAGACCATTGAAATTCAACAGCTGACCATTCTTATCAACCCACTGCACAGTCAGCCTATCAAGTTTCTTGATAACATTGGGATAATCAATGCTCAGGTCGTAATCAGTCTCCTTCTTGAAGCGTTTGACAGTACCACCAGTAACATCCATTGGTATCAGACCAAAACTTCTAGACATATTCTGACCACTATAGGTATTACCAGTTATTGCC